TTAATATCCGCTACTAGATGGATTGAAACTTTAGTTTTTTATGGTGAAAGATGCGATGAAGATCAGGCATTAAAATTCCCAAGAAATAATTACCAGGTAGATGGTGTTGAACTAGCTTGTTCTAAAATTCCCGATGGAATTAAATATGCACAATATGAATTAGCTAGAGCTTTAGCAAACGACACCGATGCTATTACAGGAACTACAGGTAAAGATGGTAATTTTTCTGAAGTTAAGTTAGGAGATATTCAAGTTAAATATAATACTGATAGTCA